GGCGTTTTCCCGGCGTTTCTGGCACCTTTGTAGCGTTCCAGTGCGTCCAGAGCTTGTTTGCCCTTTAAGCTGTCGAGCCATTCAGCAGTAGTGACCACGCCAGCCGCCATCATGCCATCTTTCATAATGCTGGCACCGTGGCGCTGCTGAGCGAGGCCCAGCCCCAACGCCTCACGGCAGACGGTGATCGGCGAACGCCCCAGAAAGCCATCGTCGGTGGAGTAACGCAGGTGCAGCATCTCTTCCTGCAAGTAGGTGCGCACAGCCCCCGTAAACGGTTCAGTAACGGTGTATTTGTACTTATGCTGGCCGATACGTTCGGGAACAACCGCCCCCGGCGCATACGGATGCAGGGATTGCGGCTGGCCGTCACGGCCCCACTGGATCACCGCATAGGCGTTACCATTCAGCAGGCAGTGGCGCATCATCGTGCGTTTAAACTGGTAAGGCGTCTGGCAGTCGTTAGGCTGTTCGTTCAGGAGAAAATCCACCGGGTGATTGCTCAGCCACTCCCGCGCCTCTCGTCCTTTATGATTTCGTACCCGGTAGAGGTAACAGGGCATTGTCGCCACAGCTTCACTGATAACGGAAACAGCATTCATCACCGCCGGCAGAGATTCCGCAGTACCCGCAGACACGTACTCGCCTGATCCGGTATTTGGAATCCCTGCCATCGCCAGAAACTCATCAATGGTCATGCTGCGCTGCTCGGAGGGTTCAGACTTACGGCCAAACGGCCAGATATTCCACATATCAAAGCCCCGCTAATTCAGCCCAGCGGCGACGGTTATCGCCAGCGCGACGCAGTTCAGGATGTTGGGAGAAAAGCGAACGGTGCGCGATTTCCACACCAGATTCAGGATAAGCAGGCATAGATGTAACTGTGATTTCCCGCAGGTCGGCAGCTATTACAGTACGGAGGTACGGAGACTGGCCGATATCCCACGCCTCTTTCAGCGCACGGAAACCAAAACTCATGCCGGAAATATCCCCACGTTCCACCAGCTCCAGCACATCATTCCCAAGCTGGGTATTCGGCGGGGTCAGCTCGAAGCGCAGCCCGGTATCGTCCTCGGACAGCACCAGCGTGCCGGATTTAGTGCGCCCCAGCAGTTGGGTATAGTTATGCTCGTACAGTGCGCGCACATCGCTACCGGATGCCAGGCTGTCTTTAAACGCCCCCGGTACAAACTGCTCGCGGAACTCATCCCAGATAACTTCTGACAGGCTGTTCCAGCGCACGGCATAGCCCACCAGCTTTTTGTTGCTGGCGCTCAGCTCAGAGGTACGGATTTCAAAATCGATTGTTTTCATTACTGGACTCCACAGAGGGCAAAAGGAGCCGAAGCCCCTTAAACGTCAGATCAGGAACCGGAGCCGGAAAGCTCAAGCACCTTGATGGCGCAGGAGTCCACCACGCCGCCGCCCAGGTATTTATCGGTATGCACCTTGTAGAAACCCGGTTCGGTGATATTGTCAGGACGGGTGCGCACGCCAGTGGTGTGATCGACAATGAAGTAACCACGCTTAAAATCGCCTACCGCCAGAAATGCTTCTCCCGGAGCCGCATCGGGCATAGTTTCCAGATACTGAACCGGACGGCCCAGCAGCGTATCAGGAGAGTCAGCGACCAGACGATCGCGCCAGATATAGTCCCCGTTATCGTTTTTCAGCTTCTGAAGCGTGGCCGCAGTATTCGAGTTCATCACCCATACGGCGTTCTTGCGGTATTTCGCTTTCAGCTTGTATAGCAGGTCGATCAAACCATCTGAGTTAACAGCAGTCGTTTCCATCTTCTCCAGCGTGCCGAACGGACGGGTTTTATCGCTGGTGGCCGCACGCGGATAGGACAGGAACCCTTTGGATTTTTTATCACCGTCGCCGTTCACAAAGTCGGTTTCTTCAGTAGCGCTGAAGGTTTCGGAGATTTCAGAAGATAACCAACCCAGAACATCCACCTCGGAAAAATCGAGGATCTCCTGAGTGGTTTTCGGGTATGCATAGATCGGGCTGAGTTTGATATCGACACGTTCCATTCTCGGTGTGGTAGTTTCGGCACGCGCTTCACCTTCTGCCCCATGCTTAACGGCAGCACCGCCCACAGATACCAGTTTCTGGTATTCGTTGGTTTTGGTTGTCTTCACTGTCGCGATAGATCGCATCACGCTGTCATCCTGCAACTGGCGCATGATCTCTTTGTCCAGCTCAGGGATAACGGTATAGCCGCCATCAGCCTGCACCAGCGTGGAGAGAGAACGGGTATCACCGGTCATGATGTAGTGCCGCAGTTCGTCGTTGCTTACTGGCTCAGCTTCAACGGAAGTACCAGGCAGATTGCGCTCATCGTTGGCAACGGCTTCAAGGCGGGTAATTTCCACTTCAAGCGTATCAACCCGGGCGCGGAGTTCGTCGAACTGTTTACCCTCTTCATCATTCAGGCTGCGCTTCTCGCTGTCGGCTTTGTCCAGCATGGAACGCATCTGGGTTTTGAGAGCGGCTTTCTGCTGGCGTAATTCGAGTAATTTTTTCATGAGTGGTTTCCGTAACAATTAACGTTAAGACGTGAAACCAGCGCGGGAAGGGGTAAGGCCGTTTAACCTTTTTCTGAGTCTCTCAGGCTGTACTCACTACAGCTTGATTAAACGGCCTGTGGCGGCTCACGTCTGAGTGCCACTCTTTAAGGTATATATAAATTTTAGTGAGTAAATAGACCGCCTTTATCTTAAACGGTAATGAAAATAGACGAACAAATAATTTACAAAACCAATCATTCAAACTAGCCTGATCGGGCTAATCTACAACACAGCAAGGGAACAAAAATGGAAGATAAAGAACTTATGACAGCGCTGTTTGCACAGCAGCGAGTTCAAGTTATGCACATAGCAAAACATTACAATGAGTTCACTGATGCCTACCTCTATGCATGGGATCGCGGAGTTTATCCATTCCTTAGCGATACAGATGGTAGTGTACCTGTTATGCCGCATGAATCATTCAGTGAATATTTTATAACAACTAGAGAAAAAGGGCTTTTTCTAATTAAAAGACTTGATGATGCCTGGCTGGCAAAAGAGAAACTCACTTTTTATAAGCTTGAGGATGAGTTAAACGTCCGCAGCGGGTATTCCACAGACTGGACACGATCTGACTTACTTCATCTTTGCAGATATTTCTATTTGGATGGACGCTTTGACGATACCTTATGGAGAAATATTTGTAAAAACATGGAGTGTCCAACTGAGGCTCATTTCATTACTGATAGTTTCGACAGAAAAACAGATGTTTTTTTCATGTAATTTGTAGGCCTGGTTGATACCAGGCCTATCTATCATTTCTCGCTCATCCAGTCCGGCGGCGTTGACATCTTATTTCTATATTCTTGCAAATGCTCAATCATGGCATCCAATTGTTCACGGTTCGTGGCAAGTATCTCCTCTGATAGAGTGCTGCGAACAAAATCATGATGGTCGATCCAGAACAGCGCACCATTTTTGAGAACCTGCCGATACTCAGCAGTAGGCATTGCACTCATGTCGTGAAGCCCATATTGATCGTAGTGCTCTTTAATATCCTGAATAGTAACTGGCATATAACCTCCTGAATTTTATCAATTATATTTAAATTTATCGCGGGCATAATTAAGACGTTAAGCTGTTACAACGCGGTTAATGCCACCATCCTCAAGCCATTTCATTACAGCTTTACGGCTGTAGCGAGAGGGATAGGTGAGTATCAGGTTTGGGAATCCGTGATCTTTGCGTAAACGCCATATGGCTGTTTTTTTCTTACCCAGAAGAGCGAAAAGTTCCGGCTCTTCCATGAAATCACTAACGATCATAATCTACCCTCCATCAATTATGCTTTTATTCTGCTATAAAATTAAAAAATATACGTTTAAGTGTTCACCCATTCACCTTTATGAGTTTCTTTATTAAATTCATATGGTTATATGGTGAACGCTCTTCGTTCAGGTGTTCACAAGTGTTCACCCTACCCTTCACCCTTTAGAACAAAAACAAACAAAAGGTGAACAGGTGAATACTTGGTGAATACTTCATAAATAAGTGTTCACCCCTTAACACCATGTAATAGATAGACTTTTTAACATGGTGAATACTGGTGAACACTTTATCGATAACTTTACTCTACCCCAGCACTTTCAGAATTATTGTTACATGACGGCATCCAGTCGTCTGAGTCGTCGTGTAGCGTAACGTTTGACCTGATACCGTGCTTGGTTTTCCGCTTTTCGTACTTCTTCCCGTACTCGGCCATTGCGCCTGGCATATCGGTACCAAACCGCATCAGAGAGACTGGCTTACTCAGACCATTGGCCCGCATGTATGCCAGATAGGCGTGATACAGATATTTGCGCGGGCTGAATGGCACAATCTCCGCATTGCCGATAAACATTCCATCGCAAACTACCGACGCCATCAGATAACCGCAGAAATCCACCAGCGAATCCCCTTCTCGCTTGATAGCCAGTGCTTCTTCTGACTTCTGCTGTTCGTGCAGCAGCTGTTTGGCTTCGTCCTGGCTTGCAAAACGGGTCAGCAGATGGCGAATGATGACGGCCAGCTCACCTTCTATCTTTTCAGCCAACATCGTATCGCGCTCGTTTTCCGGAACTATTTCCGTGAAGTTGAATATAACTCGGCGGCGCGATATCCCACCACTCCGGTCGCTGAAGGTCATTGCATTGTTGTTGACCGCCAGCACCACAGCCTGAATACGGGTTGAATATGGCGCTTTATGCTTAGGATCGATAGAAACCTTGTCACCGCCGGTAATTGCCTTAATCCCGGCGCCATCGCCAGCATAGCGGGTCATATCCGGCATGATGATAAGTGAGTACCCAACCACCAGCGCTCTATCTCTGGCATCCTCCAGCGCTTTCATGCTGGCTGATACAGTATTGGCCTTGCCCGCAAGCATGGTGCATATTTCCGCCATCACACTTTTACCGCTACCGCCGGGGCCCGTAACCTCAAGGAACAGCTGCCAGTCGTACCGGTTCGCCAGCACCATAAATAGCGCCGCCAGCACACGGTCTGTTTTGCGGTCGTTGTTGGCCACGGAACGGCGTAACCACTTCCAGAAGTTCGGCGCATGGCTGGCCAGTGTCTCCCCCTCTGCTGGTGGACTGAATGGCAGTTCACTGGCAATCAACAACCAGTCGGTTTTGCTGTGCTCCCTGAACTGCCCCGTCCGGGTATCAAATACGCCGTTGCTGAAGCCAATGAGGTTGCGGGCTGTTACGCCCATCACCGGCAGACTCAGCTTCATGGTTTCCACCGCCGATTTGATGGCGTTCTGCGAATAGGCTACCTCAGCATCAATGTAAATTTGCGCCATTGCCCGTTGCAGCTCTTTATCCGGGAGTGGATTCCAGATCGCACCGTTATAGTGGTGAACCATGTCCGAATCAGCATGAATAGCCAGGTCTCCATCGTAATGGGCCAGCAGCACTTGCCCGCGCTGGCTGGCCCCCATCTGATTAAGAGCCGGGCTAACTTCATCATGCGCTGGTTCTCTTTTCGTCACTGGCAGATTTACTACTGTGCTTTTTCCTTCCCTAATCCGATTAAGATGATCGCGCCAGTCCTCCGGATGAGTATCGGGAATACCCTTATAAAGTTTTGCCTCCTGTACCCCAGCCTGTGCCAGCTTGGCACCAATGGCACTAATCATCGACGTCTCGATATCGCCAGCCAGGTACACCCGCGCAGCTCGGCGGCCATCATCGATAATGCGCAGGTTATCCAGTTCCTCCAGTTGCCGCGGGCCAAGATAAACAGGAGGCGTGGTATCTTCCGCGATCTGCTTACCTAACCCCTCTTCCCAGCCTTTGGCATGACTCCACGCGTCGGCACCCGCGAAAATAATCGCTTCTGTAAACTTGTCTTTCGGCAACGCCTTTACGTTAGGTGCATTTTTCACTTCGGGATCCCTCCGCTCATTTGGAATTTGCCTATCAGCGGATGAAACCAGTAGGCCGAACCGTATTTTCTTTTTGCGCCACGGAGAACCAGTCGGGCCGCTTCCCTGAATTTCTCATCAGGCACAATAAAGCCACCTGATTTCAGCTTAACCAACATAACGCCCGTATTTTTCGCCAGTTCCTCCGCTTTTTTGGTAGAAATGCCATACTCAGCCGCCAGCGTAGCGACAGGAGTCATACCGGGAGGGATTTCACCACCCTGACTATCAGTCAGCGCTCTTAATTTTTCTTCAAGAACGTTGACTTTCTCCACCAGCAGATCAAAGCGTTTTTCCAGTTCATTGAATTTGACGTTGCTAATCATGACTGAACCTCCGAACAACTTTCAAAACGCTCGCATTCTGCTTTTAAGAAACTATCGAGGTTAGTGGCCAGGGACTCAAATAACTGGCCAATCGCGGTAATTTCACCGTCCTCCATTACATTGGGATAACACACCGGCATAGTCGCCACGATTTTTGCTTGGGCAGCACTAAGCGCGGCAGTACGCAATTCCTGTTCATGCTCCTCAAGATTTTTTAGATCAGCGATATAGCGCAGTTGTGGCTTAGACATTTCGAGCCTCCAGAGGGAGGCTGATTTCGCCTCCCATAATTGACCAGAGAGTTGCTCGATTTGCATCCGTCCACGTAAACGTATAAGGGCTTTCAGTCCTGATTTTCGCTGCAAAAATTAAAATCCAACCGGGCAGTGCAGCGCGTGCAGCGGCTTCACTATTTGCATCAATGCGCATCACTACGGGAGTGCTCTCCGGATGATGCTTAGGTGTTGCAAGGAATAGCCATGTAAATTCTGGGCGAGTTTGGGTATGCTGTGTTCCAGCCATAGTCGTTACTCCAATTAACGGTTTGTGGTTAGACGCCTCGAGAGTGTTCCCGCACTTCGAGGCGTTGCTTTTTTTGGCAGTCACCTGTAATGTGGTGCATACCATCAATATTGAAACTAACATGGCGGTATGCACCAATGCAAGTCAAAAATCACAAGCTGAAACACGATCGAGCAGGTAGCACCAGAAAAATAATACGTTTCGAAGATGATTTATTAAAACAGATTGAACTAATGGCCGGAGATGGAAATTTCAGTGCATGGGTTAAAGATGCTTGCAGAGAAAAATTACGCAAGCATGGAGTAAGTTCATCAAGCTAAATCCAGTAAAGCCCTTCACAGGGCTTTTAACTCAACCTCTGTAAGAAACCTTAGAATTTTCAATAAGCACTTTCTTATATCCATGTTTATCCAATAACATCTCGACGCCATTAAAAACAAATTGAAAATCCTTGGCTGGTCCAATTATCACACGTTTAATTGGTAATTTTACTCTCTTTTTCATTTCAATGTTTATGTACGGAACCAATCCGTTATTATTCACTCTAAAAAGAACATTCGGGATTTTATATCCAGGGGAAAAAACAAACCTATACTCATTCTCTTCAGAAAAACCATCATTCTTAAAAAATGGGGTCACTTTATTTATTAACCCATAAGAACTTACAAACCATGAAAAGTCATCATCTATTGTCTCGGGCCTCAAATTTAATTCTGCAAAGAAATTATTTATACTTTCATTCATTTCAACTGTACTTGATTCATTTGTATAGTTGACTTCATTATGAAAAAAAGTCATATCCCTAACATCCAAACCATCAATTAGCTTTTCTTTGTCGAACTCAATACAGACCCCTTGATGCGCGCCATAGCCTCTCCATTGACTTAATTTATCTGAGTCCATACAAAATGAGATACTGTAAATATGCTTTCCCTTAGTTCCCCCACCATGTCCGCCATTAGATTTACAAATGTCCAATGCATCCTGTAGAATCTTTTTCTTTCCTGCGGAAATAATCTTCTCATCAAGATACTGGATTGTATTCTCAAAACATAAAAAACCATGAACCGCTTCATTTCTGTCATTAAGGAAATACAAATTCGTAGCCCATAGAGAATTATTTTCTATAATACCTTTCAATCCATTTAAATCAGTATAATGAAACAAATTCAATTCAACACCTCCATGCTAAATCTCTACAAACAGTAAGAAATACGTATAGTATAGCCTCTTTGAAATATTTCGCACTAAATGCCGAATAAATACCTCTATCAATATACTCTTGCAAAACGTTAAAGCAAACTCATTACTGAATTGGTTTGAATATTAGTAATTCAACCAAAAAAAATTATCATTATTGTTGATAAATCCAATGAAGTAGGTCACTCAATAACCACCCAACGCCACCACGCCCAACCTTTCGCCGCCTGGGATAGTTTCCTGATTGCTCCATCACCCATGCTGACGATCTACATAGCGAGGTGATGTCACGCCGCTCCTTCTCACGAACAATACGGTCGTATGGAACACCGTACTCGTTCAGTAACTGCCGGCGTTGCTCAGGGGTTGGTTCAATAAATTTTTTCATTAGCAAAAATCCTATAAAAAAACCCGCCTGAAAAAGCGGGTCTGGATTGAAAAATGTCAGTTTATTGTGCTCTGGTCTTTATCCATTCTTGCACTTCAGAAAGCCGCCAGGCACAGATTTTAGGGCCTAGCACCAGATGCTTCGGAAACTGTCCCTTTTTCTCCATAAAAGCACGAGTTGATTTTGGTAGACCAGTCATCCAAAAACATTCAGGTTCTCGGATAACACGTTCCAGATCTGGTATTAGTTCAAGCTCTGCTTTACTCATGAATTTATACATTGGGACTTTCCTCCTTGGCATCAGAACGGATCAACGAATTCAGGTAGTCTACCCATCTCGTCAGTGCATCAAGTTTTGCCGCCAGATATTGGCTACGATTATAAATTCCCATAACCCCCGGTAGCGTATGTCCCAGGAGCTGTTCAACAACATGGGGATCAACCCCCATGTCATTTAGATTGGTTGCAAGAACTCGACGAAGGTCATGCAGACACCATGATTTTTCATGCCTGAACTTACGCCAAAAACGGCTACCAACTGTGCTCATAACTGTCTGTTTTGCAAATTCACCATTAAGAAGGCGCTCTGTGCCCTCCTCCTCTGCAATTGCACGAAGGTTTACAAGCCACTGACGGATTTGCGGGGGGATTGGGCGAATAATTTCGCGTCCATTCTTACTGTGTTCTTTGGGCACCGTCCAAATCCACTCTTTAAAGTCCCATTCATTCCAGAGCGACTCCCGCAATTCACGACCACGGCAACCGAATACCATCATTATGACAAGTGTCACCCTGTTAACTGGTGATAATTTGGAATTGTTTTCCTCAGTATTCGCCCAATACCAAACGTCCCGCACTTCATCAGCTGTGAGTACACGATCCCTTTTTTGAGCCCTCTCCCCCATATCCATAACGGTAAAATCTTCCAGTTCGTTGGAGATAGCATAACGGCGTACCCGACAAAACTTGAGTGCCTGTTTTACGTCTCGGAATGTATGGCCAGCAGCTACCGGAGCTGTTTTTCTCACTTCATCAAAACACTTTACCCACATTGCAGCATTACACAAGGTTAGAGGTACATCCCCCAGGCGACCATAAATGTATCGGGCAAACCGTTGTTCACAGACCTCCCAAGTTCTGCGCTTAGGTTTGGCGTAATACTCTAACCAATAATCAAGCGCATCTTTTACGGTAACTGGCCTTTCCGACACCTCAGTGATTAAGCCGATCCGGTGACGTGGGTCTATCCCTTCAGCGAGCCAAGCCCTGCATTCATCACGTTTATCTCGTGCCATTTTCAATGACATATCAGGATACTTGCCCAGCGTCAGCCATATTGGGGAAGTATCTCTACCGCCCAAGCGGTAGAACATCACAAAGCTCACAGCCCCATTCTTGCTAACTCTCGCCGACATTCCGCGACCGTCTGAAATCAACCGCTGCTTAGTCTGCGATTTACCCTGTAGCGCTTTTAGTTGCCTATCACTAAGTTTATTTTCTGCAGCCATCGTCTCACTCTCTGCACACACAAAAGCAATACACACTGCAATACACAGTGGCCCGTAACGGAGAAAACGGATGCGATCATGCTCGAACATCAAAATCAAAAAAAAACCATAACTCTCATTAAGTTAACGAACAAACACGAACACTACCGTTCCCCTGAAACCTCTATGTTGTATGCTCGTGATATTCATCAATGATGGCGCATGATGGCGAATCACCATCCCCCGGGTCACCGATCACA